CCACGCCGTGACTGCGCGAATTTTCGCGGAAAATTTTTTGAAAAGGGTATAAGGCATGGACGAAACGACCAAGACGCAAAAAAAAGGTAGCGCACGAATAGGCGGTGGACGCAAAAGCGAACCAAATATACCGTTTGACGCGTCTAAACGTAAAACGATAAAGCAAGCGATAAAAGAGTTTATGACAGACCCGCAGACAGACGGGACGGCGCTTGAAGCTGAACGGGTTTATAACGAGGTCGCTACATGGTTAGAGTCGCAAGACGTGCGGGGCTACGTTGCAGATAGTTTAATCGAAATGTACGCTATGCAAATTGCGCGTTGGATTCAAGCAGAACGGAAAATAAGCGCAAACGGCTTTTTGGGCGAACACCCAACGACCGGCAACCCGTGCATAAGCCCCTACGTCACAATATCAATAGACTTTAGCAAACAAGCCAATAACACTTGGTGGCAGATTGCCCAAGCGATCAAAGAGGGAACGAACGGCAAAGCAAAGGTTGAAGAACCGACAAATAGTTTAATGGCGATAATAAAAGGCGCTTAATAAATACATGAGGTTTTAAGTAATGGCAGAATTACGCGGTATTGATTATTTAAGAAATAAGCTACAGCAGAAACGCAGACGCGTTAACCTGCGATACGGCTTTTATGAAATGAAAAACGCGGTTCGTGATTTTGGAATATCTACCCCGCCAAATATGGCATGGTATACAGCTTGTTTGGGCTGGTGCGGTACGGCGGTAGATTCATTAGCTGACCGCTTACAGGTAAGGGCATTTAAAAACGACGAATTCGGAATCGGCGAAATTTTCGAAAGAAACAACGCCGATATTTTATTTGATTCAAGCGTTTTGGGTGCGCTTATTTCGTCTTGTGATTTTGTTTATATCATTCCAGACAACACGGGCTACCCGTCCTTGCAGGTCATCGACGGGGGCAACGCTACGGGCGTTATAGACACGTCAACGGGGCTTTTATATGAGGGCTACGCGGTACTTGAGAGGGACGCACACGACCAACCCGTTTTAGAGGCATATTTTGAACCGTACAAAATCACATATATTAACAACGCCGGCGCGGTTCGTATTTTCGAACACAACGTCGCTTACCCGTTGTTAGTCCCGATCATCTACAAGCCAGACGCAAAAAGACCGTTTGGACATTCACGAATTACAAGGTCTTGTATGTCGCTTGTAGATTCTGCGGTTCGAACCTTGAAGCGTTCCGAAATATCCGCGGAATTTTTCAGTATTCCGCAGAAATATATAACAGGATTAAGCCAAGACGCCGAGCGAATGGAAAAGTGGAAAGCCACCATGTCAACGTTTATGACGTTCACAAAAGACAAAGACGGCGACAGCCCGAAACTCGGACAGTTTGAACAGCAGAGCATGACGCCACACTTTGAACAGTTTCGGCTTTTGGCTAGTGCGTTCGCTGGGCAGACGGGATTAACGTTGGACGACCTAGGCTTTCCGAATGATAACCCGAGTAGTGCCGAGGCGATCCGTGCAACACATGAGGCGTTAAGGCTGACAGCACGAAAAGCACAGAAACAGTTTGCAAGCCGTATCAAAAACGTCGGTATGCTTTCGGCGTGTTTGCGTGATGATTTCGACTATACGCGGGGCGCTTTTGCAGACTTAAAGGTTCTGTGGTCGCCTGTATTCGAACCAGACGGCGCGGGCTTGTCGCAGATCGGCGACGGCGCGATCAAGATTAACCAAGCTGTCGAGGGCTATTTTGACAAAGAGAGCCTAGAGAATTTAACGGGCATAGAACCGGCAAACTAAAGGGGGCGTTTAAATGGTAGACGTTACGCCAAGCCTTTTAGAAAAAATAACTAATCATTTTAACAATTCGTTAAAGACAGATAAAAAATATTTGCGGATCATAAAGCGAATTGAAAACAAAAAGTTAAGTTGGGATTTAGCGAACGATTATTCGATTCGTTTAGGCGAACTATTAAGCAACAGCTTAACAACCTTTATTACGCCCGATTCGTTACCAAACGGGCGGTTTTATTACAACATAGCAAACGAAATATTAACGACGACCTTAACACGAAATCAAAGCATGATTGCGGACGTTGCCGAGATCGTGCAAGCGTTCCAGAACGAGCGCGCCGGCATCGGCATAAAAGCGTTACGCCCTACACTAGATAGCGACCGTATAAAAGGTTTTATCGACAAGGTAAGTAACGCCGAGGATTTCGCTAGCGTCGATTGGGTTTTGAAAGAACCGATCGTTAATTATTCGCAATCAGTAGTAGACGACGCGATCAAACAGAACGCAAGGTTTCAAGCAAAAGCTGGTCTGCGTGTCAACGTAGAACGTGAAGCAGAGGCGCACGCTTGCGCGTGGTGTCGTGCGTTATCTGGCACTTACAACGTTAACGAGTCGTTCGAAATACCGCATGAGGTTTTTCAACGCCATGAAAATTGCAGGTGCAAGGTAACGTATAACAGCGTAAAGCTTAAACCTTATATGGTCGCGACGTTTAGGGCTGATTAATCTTTTTATACCTTTAAGGGAATTTCATAAATGCAAACGAGAATCGGACGACAAGAACCGAATAATTCGGTTATTCTGCCGTACTCAAAGACCGAGGGCGCGGACGCGATAAAGCTTTATGAAGCTACAGGGCGCGAGGCGTTCCCGTGGCAACAGGCGCTAGCCTACGACATTTTAGCCGTTAACGAGCAAGGGCTATGGGTGCATAGCAAATTTGGTTATTCAATACCAAGACGTAACGGCAAGGGCGAGATTTTGGTTATAGTCGAATTATACGGGCTGGCTAAAGGTTTAAAAATCTTGCACACGGCACACAGAACCACGACGAGCCACAGCGCTTGGGAACGGCTCGAAAATTCGCTAAAGGCGCTTGGGCTTGTCAAAGATAGGGACTACCGCAGTATTCGGGCAAAAGGTCAAGAGTGCATAGAATTAAAAGACGGCGGGCGAATTGATTTTCGAACCAGAACGGCAAAGGGCGGTCTTGGTGAGGGGTTCGACCTGCTAGTAATAGACGAGGCGCAAGAATACCAAAGCGACCAAGAAACCGCGCTTAAATACGTCGTGACGGACAGCGACAACCCGTTAACGCTTATGTGTGGGACGCCCCCGACGCCGATTTCTAGCGGTACGGTGTTTAAGAGTTTCCGCGAGTCTGTTCTTGCGGGCGAAACAGTTAACGCCGGCTGGGCTGAATGGTCGGTAGCTGAATTAAGCGATATACGCGACGTTAACCTATGGTATGAGTGTAACCCGTCGCTAGGTCTTAAGCTGACAGAACGCGCCATAACGGACGAATTAGGCGGTTCACAGGACGAAATAATAGATTTTAACATACAGCGTTTGGGCTTGTGGCTGAAATACGAACAGAAAAGCGCAATTTCTAAAATCGCGTGGGACGAAACAGCCACAGACAAAGCGCCAAGGCTAAAGGGCAAACTTGGCGTTGGGATCAAATACAACAAAGACGGTACAAGCGTTGCGGTTTCTGTTGCGGTCAAAACGACCGCCGACAAAATCTTTGTCGAAACGGTCGGGCGCAAGAATGTTAGAGCCGGCACAGATTGGCTTGTATCATTCCTTAAGACGATAGAACCCAAAACGCTAAAAGTGATCGTTGACGGCGCAAACGGTCAACAGCTTTTAGCCGACGCAATGGCAGACGCGGGGCTTACTGCGCCCGTATTTCCAAAGGTTAAGGAAGTCATCGAGGCAAACCAGCGATTCGAAAACGACCTATACCAAAAGACGTTAGAACACATGACGCAACCAAGCGTAGACAACGTTGTTACCGCTTGCGTGCATCGTGCTATAGGTTCTGGCGGTGGTTTTGGCTGGAAACCGATAAACGAGGCGCGCGACATTGCAATTATAGACAGTTTAGCACTAGCTAGCTGGGCGGTAAGCACGTTTAAAGACACGGTACAACAGATTTCATATTAACGACAATAAAATATTAACCAAGGCATAAAAAGGGCGTTAAAACGCCCTTTTTGCATAAATTACGCATACCCAGCGGGAATGGGGGAAAGGCTTAAAAATGGATAATTTTAAACCAATCGAAACACAGGAAGAGTTTGAGGAAGTGCTTAAACCGCGACTTGCAAGAGCGCAGGAAACAGCACGCAAAAAAGCGTTTGAAGAATTCCAGACGCAGTTAAACGAGGCGAAAGGCTACAAAGAGCAGGTAACGACCCTAGAAAAAACGCTTGAAGAGCAGAACGGAAAAATTGAGGCGTTAACCGCACAGCTTGGCGAGGCGAACGCATCGGCTAAAGCTTTTGAAACAAAGGCAATTAGAACACAGGCAATTTTAGACCATGGCTTGCCGGTGGAATTTGCCGACCGTTTAAAAGGCGAAACCGCCGAGGAAATCGAACAGGACGCAATAACGCTTTCTGGGTTACTGAAAACCACAAACAAAAGTTATATCGGCTTACCAAAGGCGAACACAGACAAACCGCCAATTGATAAAAAAGAGGCTAGTTATAACGAATTATTAGAAAAACTGA